ACATTGGAAAAGCTAAAGTTTGGTTTGATTGTAAAAGTGAAACATTGCACAGCGATAAAGGTTTAGTTCGCTCAATGTTTAATCAAAATAGCATTAAGTGTGCAAAATGAAAACAGCGGCAGAGCGTGCAAAAGAGGCTGGGTTACCCAGCCTGAAAACAGTGGCTGAGATTTCTGGCGAATCAACGCAAACATTAAATAATTGGCTGAAAAACAAACCATTTATTTTTTATGCAGTAATAGAAAAAACAATAAAGGAGTACAAAATGAGCACATTAAAAGAAGTTTTAGCATTTATTTTAATTAAGATTAAAAAAGAAAATGACTCACGCGTTGATGAAACTACAATTTCAGAAGACGATAACAATGAGTGCTTAATTAATATTTTTCAAGCGGCAGGTAATAAATTTACAGATATTGATTTTGACATATCGAACGATGAAGAAATATTGATTGATCTATTTGGACTGGATGGTTTTTGGGCTATTCGTGAATTTGAGCAAGGTATTTATTAAGAAGCATAATGGGGTTATATGCAGCGTCAGATAATATTTTAATAGACAGTAAAGGAAAATTATAATGAATGATAAAGTAACAAAAGAAGATTGGGTAGTTCATGTTACCGGCGCAGATGGTGTGCATCCCATGCTCGATGAATTGAGCGCATTGAGAGAGGCGAATAAGCTGAATAGAATAATGTCAGAGCGTGAGCGTCATAATTATGACCCTATTTGTTTTGCAGTTGTGAAAAATAGATCGGTTGAGGTAGTATAAAATGGCCAGAGGCGTTAATAAAGCAATAATTGTTGGTTTGATCGGGAAAGACCCAGACGTAAAATATACGGCAGGTGGCAGTGCTGTAGTGAATGTTTCGGTTGCTACAAACGAATCATGGCGTGATAAAACGACTGGTGAGAATGTTGAAAAAACAGAATGGCACCGAATTGTTATTTTTGGAAAATTAGCAGAAATCGCTGCTCAATATTTGCGCAAAGGCCAGCAGGTTTATTTTGAAGGCAAAATCCAAACTAGAAAATGGGCTGATAAAGATAGTGTAGATCGATACAGCACAGAGATAGTTGCTAATGAAATGCAAATGTTGGGTGGGAAGGGTGATAATACTGGAGCGTCAAACACTGCGCGGTCTCCACAAAATGGTGCTGCGGCTCATGCGGCTGCTGGCGATGATGATGAATTCGACGATATACCGTTTTAATTATAAGCTTATAACGACAAGTTTAGTTTAGTCTTTTTAGATTAGAGTAAACTTGTTTTTTAAATAATTCTAAAAGAGAGGTAATTACTTAATGTTATGTTAGTATAGATTCTTCTCCTTGTATGTGTTGCTAGATTTTTAGCAGCTTAAGCCGCTTATTTTACTAAGCGGCTTTTTTGCTTTTAAATATCGTCCCTTTTAATTTGTAAATAACTTCTATCATTTACAGCGCCGCCCGTTGTGCCACCATCAAACCTAATTTTAACTTGACCTGAATCGCCGCTATTCATCCATATTTTCCCCTGCAGCACCAAAGTTCCCTCAAAGTCGCCAGGCTGATTATTTACCAAGTTTGTGCTTATTGTTGTATTTTCAAATTTGACTTGAACGCTTGTTGTTGTTGCGTCTACGCTTTGAGTATCGACAGCGCAATTCACTGCGTAATAACCGTCGCAAGGAGCAGTAAACTCTTTCGCGCTAATATCGTAATTAGACTGATAATCTAATGATTCAGTATTGAACGAAATAACTGTTGTCGTGTTGTTTGATATTCCAGTTTGATCTGCGCTCATTCCGGCAATTACATTAGCAAGCTGCGCAAACTTACCTTTGTTTTTGTACGTTGCCGTGCTTGTGTGATGATTATATAAAGCAGCAAACGCACCGTCTGATCCACAACTGTTATTATGAACTGTTGAGTTGTTTGATCCATCAATCATATTAATAGCGAGTCTCGGCTTGTTGCCTAATCCACTTATGTCATTTTTAAATATCACCCTGTTTAATTCCACTTCGCATCTGGGGCCGCTCGCTCTTATAGCGTCATAGAAAAGCTCTGCATTGTCACATAAGTAAGCTGTATCGATTAGATCATTATTACTTACTGAGCAATCTGTGCCAGCTGTTACAATCCCATCTCTTCTACACCCGTCCAGCGTATTTCCTGAAACTGTTGAATTGTCTGACGCTAGACTTATTACGCCGCCAAAAGTTCGATAAAATTTATTTCCTTTTATTGTCCAGGCATCGGCTGAGTTATTTAGTGTGCTTATTAAGAACTCATAGCCCGCATCAAATGCAGTGTTACTGCCGCCATTTATAAATGTGCAGCTCAATATGTCAATGCTTCTTGAATTATCTTCGCAGCGAATAGCTCCCCTTTGCGACCCAGCAAATTTAGTACCGACAAACGATATTGTGTCAGAAGGACTAGAAGATGCAGATGGAAACAATACGCCCCAGTGATTTCCTGTTCTGATTGTGACATTAGATCCGAACGTCATATTCGTACAGCCGTCAAGAATTAGCTGTGATTTATTGCCATCTCTTATTAGCACATTAGAATAGAAAAAACTTGAGCAGCTATTAAGCGTTACATTTTCAATCGTTGCTTGTTTAAACTCAATATTAGCGAAGAAGCAGTAAATAGCATTACTAATTTCTAAGCATTTTGTATCATAAGATATATTATTATCGTTTCCATTAACGCTAAAGCCAAAAAGAGATAAGTTTCTATTTATTCGCTCAGACTCAGCCCCCCCCTGATCGGGCATACTTATAATAGTGAAGTCAGTGCCAGAGCCAGCCTGCGCCTGCAGCTCTGTTATATCAACGCCCATTCCGAATAGTGCTACATTCTCATAAAGAGTTAATCCCGTTGTCATTTCATAAGTGCCTGAGCTGAGCCTAACTTCACCTTCACCATGACCATGGACGAAGTCGATAGCATCTTGCAAGAATTGTCCGTTGTCTGTACCTACCCCCGTTGTTCCAGTTGGGTCGCCATCTGCAACACAATAAAAATCTTCGGCGTAGACTACCATTTTTAGACGTGCCGCTACTGTTGTTACTTTTAACCCGGCTGTAACAAATGGCAGAGATACTGCGTTATTATAACTTGTCCATCTTGCGGAAGGTGGAGCGTCTTCGTTGTTATCTTCAAGAGATGTATAATCAATACCCAAATAATTAACAGTTGAGTTTTTCGTATACGCAAACGCAACACCGCCGTTTGCCGCCGCTGCTATAAAGTCAGGAATAGTGTGCTCTTGCCACTCTTTTATATTTGATGTGATGTCATTGAATAGTTGATTACTTTTATCTCTTTCAACAAACCTAGCTGTTCCTGGATTTGCAACAGGGTCTTCTGAATACGCAGAAGGGTATCCAGTTTGATAGTTCGAGTCGGTTCCCGTTGGTGTATCCGGCATTTCTGAGAGGTCGCCTGCTTCAGCGAATGCTGTTATAATTCGTTTAGCCATTTTATCTTATTCCTATGTGAAAGTTCCCACGACTGAAATTGCCGCGCTTATTGCCGAATAAAAACGGCGTTGAATCTGAACCGATTATATAATCGATGCTTATGCAATTTGATCTCGGTAGTAAATCATAATCTTGGATTACACTTATAAATGACGCTAATTCAGCATTATTTATAATGTATGTGTACGTCATGTTTAAGTTATCTATCGCATATACTTGCCTAAATCCAAATAAATCAGACAGTTTTTTATTTATTTCGTAAGTTGAAGAGTTCATATTTAATATAAAAACCTTCAGCTGAAGCATTATTCTTTTTTGGTCGACAGTTAAATTATCAACTGTCGACGCATTCGTTCCAAAATTACCATTGCTGAAATTTTTGCGATTACTGCCGAAAAAAATAGCGGGATAATCTGGTCTCGATTTGATCGATTTATCAAAGAGCGGTAAATCTAAAATTATTGACCAGACGGATAATCCAAATTCGTTAGCTGTTCGCAAGTCAAAAACATCAGCTACCCAATCGTTCCAAAATTTACAATAATTCTCATCATACCATTTTTGCTTTAAAGTGATTAATTTATTAAGTTTTGCCGCGCTGCCTCTTTGCCAGTCAATCGCTTTCGATAAATCTAATCTGCACTCATAATTCATAATACAATCACTTGTACATTGTCTTTGGCTATAGATGCCTTTTCGAAAATCGCCGCTTCTATTGTATCAGTCGTGTAAATTGCCGCGCCGTCGTTTTCAGCTATTTCACATTTAAGTACGAAAATTCCAGCAACTTGTTCGTTTACTGCGCCCGAAATTTCAAACGGTGAGGCGCTACTACCGACAATAAACCCTTCTTTATTGTCGACTAGGCCGTTGGAATAATCGACCACAGCATTTTTCACGTCATCAACTGGGTCAATCCCCAAGCCAGCTTTTACGGTGATTCTAACCAATTTAGGCTTATCATTTGGTCTATCGAATTTAACAGCTATATCTTGAAGCGAATAAGGATCAATTACAGACACTGAAGTTGAGCCGTTAAAATCACTGCCGCCGCTTCTTGCTCTGTAATAAGCAGTAGCAATATCGAGATTTACACCGCCGTCGACACAAACATAAGTTGAATTAGGAGCCATCGTTACACCGTCAATTGTTAATATTGAGTTTGAATAATTCTCTCTGAAAGATAAACTTGCTACGTTTTCGAGTGTGCTTATTGCTGTGATTATAGCGGAGGTATTATTAACCGCATTACCAGCCAATTCTATTTTTCTTTGCCGCCTTGTCGACACATCATTTTGTTCTAGTTTTCCGACTACAGCAGCAGCGGCATTCGTGACAGTTTCCCACCCTAGCACTCCATCTATAATAGTTTCAATTTCTCCGTCGCTAGCAGTAATAACGCCATAATTTACACTGATAAAACTAGCATCGACAGTCAAAGAGGCGGGAATGACTATGGCATTAACGGCTTCCCATTCTTCGAGATTTAAACCTTGAACGCGGCTCCCTTTCGCAATTATTGCGCCTTGTACGCCTGTGCATGTGCAAATAACAGTTGATCTTTCTGCTTCGTCTCGTTCACCATTCGACAGAGCATAAATAGCATCGAGAAAATTATTCTCGGCTAAGTTTGGATTTATTTGATTTGCAAGTGTCGCGTTGTTTCTAATAACTGACATTCTCGAAGTTATTTCAGCATCAATTTGACGGCCTTGCTCTGTTGACGAATCAACAACAAAATCAGCGCCATATATTTCTCTATATTCCGACTCGACTTCATCCTTTATTGTCGAAGTGTCGGGAATAATTACGCCCTGAGCGCTTATATAATTATATATTGCCACTTATATCACCATTCCCATAAATTGTGTTTATTGTTGCTGTGTATGATAGCTCATTATTGTCTAAATCATAAGAAAATGAAGAAATGCCATTGACTCCCTCAACTTTTAATATTTCGCTTCTCGCTTGCGCTTCAAATAGTTGAAAATTTGGTGAACCCGCGAACACGTTATTAAAGTAATCAACTCCAGTGGTTTGATTATATTGCAGCTCTTTTAATTGCTGCTTCATTGCTTGTTCACAGTTTTGCGCGATTGCAGATAAATCATAAAGATATATAAATAAGCCGTTTTTAGTGGCTCTATCTCCATTATCATCGACTTTTATTGTTCTCATTCGTTCTCACCTGTTGATGATACTAGCCCCGCAGGTGCTGTTGGTGAGCCTTCGTGTGTATGGCCCGCTAGTTCTTTTCCTGCAATAATTGCAAGTGGCGATGTCACGGATACAGGGCTTTCAACAGCACCCGCCGCATCAATAGTGAATCCATTTAAATCAAATCCACCAGGTGCAATTCCTGTGATTGTGTCCGCGCTTAAAATAAAAGATATGTCATCTTTTCTTATTCTTATTTCATTTTCATCTAATGCAATCTTTATATTGCCTTCTTTATTTTGAATTACTATTGCATCAGCATCTTCTGCAGCAACAGTAAATCCCGCCATTACGTCGGGTATAAATCGAGAATCCGCGAAGTCGTGCATTCTTTTTGTATTTGGTTTTGCTTGATCATAAGATTGCTTGAATAGACTTATATCTCTATCACTTGACTCTATCCACCCCAAATCTCCTACCGATATGTTGAACGTAATTAAAAAATTGCCGGCGCCTTCTGTGACTACCGGAATTCCTTTTATTTCGCTTCTAATTAATGTACCGCCTTCAGAATCTACAACTAATATTTGAGGCTGAACGTCTACATATTTTCTATCAGCAGAAACTTTAGTAACTTTTACGGGCAAGCTATTTTGCATTTTCTTATTGATATAATTAGAAATAACATTGAAAGCACCTGTTAATAGATCATCATCATTAATATTTCTTGAGCTTTTCATTGTATCCTATTTGCCTCGGCGCTTAAATAAAATGGGCCTTCACTGCTTGTTATGTCAAATTCTAATTTATAAATAACATAATCACCGTTTAGAACGGGGTTTATTTCGCTTGTTAAGCTCAGTTTAGAGCCAATTTGTGAGACAGAATCAAATAACATTGAAACTTTTACGCCGTTTTCTGTGCCTTTTGGTACTCCAATCATGCCCGTTGATTTATTTAATACTCTAACAGTTGCGCCGGTTTTGGGCTTTCCTGTTGGTTTTACGTACAGAATTGAATTGTCAACATAAACATCAGACTCAGATAATTCAGAAAGTTTTTTAATTTGCGCATCCGCTGAACCCGTAAAATTATAATTAGCAATATTTCGGTCAGGCACTTCAAAAGATAATCCTAAGTCGTTATCAATTGCAACACCGGCGGCGATACTCGAAAGTTTTGATAACGCTTGACCGCTTCTTGAGACTAACTTACCTTTGTTAAAATTTCCCGTGATGCATCTCAGCTCCAATCCCAGGTCTGGTTTTTCTGTCGGAAACACTCTGAATATATCGCCAATATATAAGATGCTTGCGCACGTAGATTCGCGGCCAACTTCTAAAATAACGCTTTTTTTATCGTTGCTGGTATTAAATGGGTTTGCAACTCTCATTAAATATTCGCGCGTTTCGCTATTTAAATTAAGAATTGTTATTGAGCATTGGCCAGCGTTTGGCGATGTAAATTTAGTGCCTTTTGCCCTTATCGAAAGACCTTCATAAAATTTTATATTGTCGCCTACTTGAATCCCAAGCTTAACAATGCGCTGATCAATCACCTTACCGCCTCTATTTCTTCTTGAGACAAGTAAATCAAGAATTGAGTTGATTCGAATTTAGTATAATCTGGTAGCTCACTATCGATCATATCTAAAATAAAATTACCAGACTCTTGGTATTTATAAGAAATTAAAGGCGCGCCATTTACAATTCTATTCCCGTTTTCAATAATGACAATACCATTTCTGATAATTCCGTACGTCATAAATCCAGAAGCTGATTTTATTTCTATTTTATACCTAGCACCATCAAGAGTGACGATAATTTCTTGGTTGGGTATTTGCTGTAGAGTAATTTGCCTCATTTGCTAAAATACTCCGATATTTTACCAGCTATTTTTTGCAAATTAGTTTTGCTTAATTCTTTTGGTAATTGCTCACCTCTATTCTCAGTGTCAACATTTGATTGATTCGAGACATCAGCAGCAGCAAGTTTTTTAGTTATTACTGTGCCCGTTATTTGTTCGATAAAATTAATAGTCATCGAAATGGTATCGTACATAGCCGCGCTTTCTTCTGAAGGATAGCTCTCTATGTACATATTATTAAATGTCGAAACTCTTGTTTGAATACTGAACTTAGCATTATTATTGCTCGAATCTTGAATAGACTTATAAACACTTTGATAGTCGTTAGAATCTAAAATTATTGGAATTGAGATTCTAATCTGATTGATTATTTTATTATCTGCAACGACAGTACCATCTTCAATAGTATGTTGCGCGTAGGTATTGCCCGGGCTAATTGACGCTTTTAATAGTTTAGCGGTTGGAAAAAGCTGCTCTCCCGACTCGTTTAATATTGCTGTAACGTCCATTAATAAGCCTCCGCATCATCGAATTGCTCGATTGCATTTGTAATTTGGCTGTTTAGATTTTCACCAATGGCGCTGGCTACACCTGCGGCATCAGTCGCTTGTGTGTTGACAGTTGTTGATCCTACATTGAAATTATTTGTTCTACTTGAAGATTGCTGACTATTAACAATCGACGCGCTCGTTTGCCCGTTCAGCGGATTTCTATCAATAGTGCCGCTTATAGTTAGCGCTTTATTTAAGTTTGAATTTATCTCATTATCGCCGAATCCAAAAAGTGCACTCGTATCTTTAAACATCTCATCTATAGAAAATTCGGGCATTGAGCCTGCAAGCTCTTTAAATAATTCTTTTGTTGTCTCAATAGGCGACACAATAAAATCAAGTATTTTTGCTATTCCCGACCCCAATAAATTAAACGCTTTTAGAATAAAGTCGACAGCGCTGTTTGCAGTATCTCCAAATCCCGTAAGCGTCGCGCCCATATCTCCAAAAATATAAGCTAATACATCGCCTAAAATATCAGCTGCATTCTCCATGTTTTTAAACATTTCTTTGCTGTATTCAGATAGTTTTTTCAATGCTTTCTTGACAGTATCAGAAACACCATCAACTAGCCTACCAAACCACTCATATTTTTTTGCTAAGTCGCCAATATATGACTCTTGCCCGCCGATATATGCAACAACATCCTCATACAATAAAGCAAATGCAATACCAACACCCGCGACTATTGCAGTGATTAATAAAAATGGTGCCAATAATAACCACGTTGCTATTGCTGCGCTAGTGACGGCAGGAAGATATGCGGCAGTTATAACGCCAGCAATAGCAACAAAAAACTCAGTTACCGCCGTTTTATTATTCCCTGCCCACTCAGACACAGACGCAAATCCGTCCAACATAGTTGTGAGCATGGGTAAAATAGTTGTTCCGACCGCGGTGTATAGATGAAGAAATGATTGCTGACTGTCTGCCATAGCATCATTAAAATCAGCAGCGGCAGCAGCATCTTCTTTTGTTGCGACACCTAATGATTTTTGTTTTTGCACTAATTCATCAACAGCGACGCGCCCTTGCTGCAACAATAATATTGTGCCTTGGTCAAGACCTAGTTTTTTTCCAAACGCGAAAGACTCGACGCGGCTTAATTTTTGAAATGACCCCGCTAATTCTGGCAATAACTCGAACGCGCTTTTAACTCTTCCGCCTGCTGCAACCGCCTCAATTCCAAGACGTGCGAATACCTCTGAAGCATCGCCACCGCCCGTCAGACTTATATCTGTTAATTTATCAGTTAGGCTTTCAAGCGTACCTCGGAATGCTGAAGCAGAACCTCCCGATCTTTTGACAGCTTCGCCCCATGCTCCGACCTCTTCGATTGAGTGCCCTGTGACCTCTGAGAACTTACCTATTCCATCGGTTGCCAATGCTTGCGAAGTAATACCCGCAAATAATCCAGTTACAACAACTAAACCGGCGGCAACAGAAACTAAGTTTTCTGATAAACCGAAAAAGTCATCAGAGGTATTATCTACAGAAGAGCCTAATTCATCAAACGAACCAGCAGTTTCATTTGCTGTACTTTCTGCGCTGGATAGACTCTTATCTACTTCATCAATTTCGCGCTTAGCTTTATCTGCATCAGTTTCAAATAAGATACCGAAAGTGGTTAGTAAACTCATTTTTTAACCTTCTTTTTTTGATATTCCATGGCTAAATACTCGTTGATTTTCGGTATCATAATGCACTCATACATATTAAGCGCATCTTCGTAGTCGTAAACAGTTCTTAACTCAATTAAACTTGCTTGTTTTTCGCTGACAATTGCCCCGATAAGCGATTCAACATTGACATAATTCGATCTGGGAGCGTCTGATTGAATTTGGCTAATGCGTTTGATAGCTTTTCGGGGCTGAAAAAATTTGTATTATATTTCACCATTTCTAGCTCAATCTTTACAAGCATCTCCCAGTCTTCAACGTGAGCGTTTAAAATAACATCATTATCAAGCCTAATCCAAGAGCCATCTGGGGCTTTTACGTCAACATAAGACATTAACATTTTCATTAATTTCTCATTTGATTTGTAATCGCCAATTTTTGGCATGGCTGTAGGCATGTATTGTGTGAATATTTCACGGCCTCGCGTAGCTGGAACGCGGGAAATTCTAAACTCCTTCTCTCCGTCATCGATTGATTTTATCGTGACCTCGAGGGGTTTTATTTGGGGTAAAGCTTGAGCTGGCATAATGCACCTTTTTTATATTAGCACCGTAGAATTAATCACTAACAAAGTCCGGTGCGACTCTTTCGGCTCATGATTGCCTAGTCAGTAATTAATTTTTAAATATTCTTCGCTGAATCTGGTGATGGTGTATACAGCATTTTAGCAAATCGTAATTTGTATGATGCTGTTTTTAACCTGCCCGCTGAACCCATAGATGTTGCTGGCTTTCCGCCCGTTAGCTTTCCGCCTGTTAGTGTTAGCGTTGATCCGTCCGGCGCTATTCTAATGAGCGTTATTTCATCTCGTGCGGGGAGCTTTCCTTTTTCTGCTCTATTCGCTTCAAAAATTATACCCATCGTCAGGTGACTTAATGTGTTGGGTATTAGATTTAAATAAACTTCAATTGGCGTTGCTGTCGTCCACGTCACAGCGTCGCCGTTTGTGCCCATAACCATTTCGGCTATTGTCATTTCTGGCAAATCCATGCCGTCGGCATCATCTGCAAAATGAGTTATAGGCGCGGGGACAGGGACTGTGTTGCTTGCGATTATCTGCGCAATAGTTCCAAAATTTGATACATCAATCATTTAAATAACTCCTAAATTAATATGTGACGGCCTTTGATACTATCGACCGCATCGCGCTTGGCATAAATTAAAGTGTAATCAAGAAAGTACTCAGTTACAGCGTTGTTTGTTTCTTCACCGATATCAACAGCAAACCAATAACCTTTGCTCGCAACGTCAAAATGAACATCGTCTCGGCCAGAGATTTGATTGATATATTGAATCTGGGTAGTTGTTAATTTTTTACCTTTAGATATCGAACCGTTAACTAAAGCTTTTGCGACAGTTGCAGCAACATAAGCAGACCCAATGGCCTTACCATTATCATCAGCCGAGACAATCGGCATAGCTAAAAACATGTTTAAGAATTCTGCTTTTAAATCAGCTTTTAACCATTGCTCGTTAGCGTAAACACCCATTTTTTTAGGCGCTGTTGATCCGCCCATTAATGTGCCACGCTGATAAAAACTAATCTGTGCGCCAGCTTCTTGAGTTTGGCCATAATAATTAATTCTAATCAAATCAAGGTTATTTGATTCAGTTGTTGTTGTGACTGTCGGAGTTAATCGACCATCCTGAACATACATATAATTTGCTGCCGCTGCCGACTTACTAAAATTTTGACTAGCAAGCAAAGCACACGGGAGCATTTCTGGATATTCATCAACGTTAGCCGCGTCGTATAATGTAACGCCAGTTCCCGCATAACCAACCAATGCATCATAATAATCTTGTGCATCTGCTAATAAAACAGGGACATGATATTGGAATTCTACGTTTCTTGTGTTATTCCATATTGCCGATTCCTCGACTTGTGCAATTGATAATGTATTAATAAACAAATACGAACCGAAGTCATTAGTTAATTCTGTTGAGCTTGCTAATACATCAGTTACAGATTGAGCTGTTATTCCGTCGCTAAACACGGCAGTCGATTCCCAGCCGATTGGGCCAAGCACAGCAGCTAGTCCAGAAATTGCAATAGTTCCATCGGCCGTGCCATTTGTGTCAAGAATAAATTGCGTTTTTAGCTCATTATAAACAACTGTAGCAGCTGCGAAGGTTCCACTCTCTGCTTGTATTTTTGTTTGAAGCTCAGACGCAACATCTGAATAACTAGCGTCTGCACTAAAATCAACAACGATGTCTGCACCAACACCGGCAAGCGTTATTTTTATCGCTCCCGCCGTGATGGCGTTTAAATCTGCAAGTGTTCCAGCTTTTGCACCAAATACCTGCGCCGAAGTATCGGCTTCTGCCCACCTTGCAAAGTTTATATTTTTTGGTGATGTGATGGCTTTTGACACAAAGCCATAATAAAACAAAGCTCTTTTGTGCTCTTTTGAGCCTGACCCAAAATAATCTAGGACAGAGCCGGGATCGCTAAACTTTAAAACCGATTTTGTCGGCACTAGTTCGTTTGTTGTGAAGATTCGGTTTAGTAGTTCGCGCGCGCTAACAGCAGCAGCACCGCCAACTCCTGATGTTATTTGTACATATTTATTTGAATTAATAGCCATAGTTTATATGCCGTGTAAGTTACTGTTAACCCCTTCGATCGGAGGAACTTCTTTTTCATACTCATGCTGATATGTTAATGTTAGATCAAAAGATGGTGAAGATTCATTCCTGTCCTTATCGTTTATAAAATAACTTGGTCTAACATCTGTTATACGCTCTATATTAACACCGTTTGATCTTAAATTCCTTACCGCGTCATAGCTTTGCAATAAATCAGCCGCAGCCGTTAAAATATCCGAAGCTGTCAAGCTATTAATGTCGGACGGGTCTTGTTGAGCTAGTGCGTCAAATTGAAATGATGCGCGTTTAAAATACTGCTGTGTTCTTTTAGTGCCAGCATATTTAAAGCCTGTTCCTATTTGTGGGTTCGTGACTTTATGAATAAAAATACGGCGCTGATTCGATTTAGACTGTTGGGTTGGCTGATAAGACTGTTTAATTTTTACATCAGACAACCCATAAAGGTTTAATTGCGATTTTAATTCACTAATAATAACTTTCAATACATCGTTATCAAGCATCGCTTATTCTCACGCATAAGACGCTATTCCATCCGCCTGACTCTGACCAATCGAAATTAGGTAGTGCTTTATATTTTCCACCATTAAAAATTATTTGGTCTGCGTTATCATCTCGGTTTAATACGTCGATTAATTCAACATCCCATATCTGAATGTAAATTTTAGAGAAATCTAAGAATAAGTTTTTATATTCTGATCTCGATACTGGCTGAACGCTTCCGCTTCTAGATTCTGGAGCGCCGTAAACATCAATATCATAGCCTATCTCGTTTTCAGATTTAGATAGCCATTTTAATATTTGATAATCTTGCTTTCCAATCACTGATTGAGTCGCAGCAAGTAAGTTAAACCCGAAATTACTCATGATACTAACTCATAAGTGATTGTATTAATCATAACAGCTTCTTCAACAAGTGGTTTATCCAAGCTTCCAATAGTCTTGCCGTTAGCCTTTTTTGATAGCCTTGCGTCAATCGTTGACTGTTGGAGCGCGGCAAAATTACCTGTCGCTATTTCGTTTTTAATATCCGCTGAAGACTTTAAGCCTAATCCGTTTAATACATTATCAATTGTATGGCTGCCTTTAATTACAGCCTCGGCTCCTTGATCTACTATTCCCGCCCATTCGCTAGATTTTGATTCTATCGTGTTTCTTAAAAAAGGTCGCGGCTGTATTCGTTTTGAAGGATCGCCATATTCATTTTTTGCAGCAACACCAGCAACTGTCGTTCCGTCGTCATATTTTGCAGACTCGAACCAACCTACTTGAACTTTTTTATTGCTCGCATTGCCAATAATATCGCTCAATGCAGCTAATGCTGTACGATCAACATTGACGCGAGCCATTAAAAGCCACCGCCAATTTTTCTAAATCCCCTGCGCTCTTCACTTCCACCGATATAAAACCCGCCAGCACTTGCAGCGCTTAGCATCGATAAAAGCTGAATTCCGTACGGTGTTGAACTAAACCAATAATTCCACGTATCAGAATTTGGCGGCTCTGATAGCGAAACAGATACACTTCCCTCAGAGGCTGAAGTGACTATTTGAGTTGGCCTACCTGAGTTGATCGAATCTTGAATATAAAGCAAATGAGCGAGCATTAGTTGAAGCGCGTATTCTCTGCATTCTTCAACTAATGTACAGTCATTATCATCAATATAGCATTTACCAACAGCATACTGAGCATTTAAGCGCGTATCAGTATAATCAGTAGCATTAGAGTAAATCGTAAAATTTATTCTAAATGATGTTATATCGAGAGGAATAGACATTATTTATCCCGCGTTTCTAATCTTCGCCAGCGCCCACCGAAACAACTGCCTTCGGGTTTTTCTTTTTGAATCCCGCTTCAGTTATCTGAGCAGATTTATCCGCTTTTAATTCTGCTTGCTTCTTGCCGATAGAAAAGAAACCTCGGTTAATCTTGCGGTTAAACGATGCGTTTTTTTCTAACTGCTCAAGTTGATTAGTAGTTACTTCTGTACAAACAGGGTCGCCACATTTTCTAGACTCTTTATTCGCGCCGAACGCAACACCGAATCCGCCGAGAATCGTAACACTTGATTCAATCGTGTTTTTACCAGAAATATCACCTTCTTTTTTTTCTGCGTACAAAGGGAATACTACATCATTTGATGCTGTGCTATAAATTTTAGCCATTTTATTTAATACCTTATTTTTTATGAATAGCCCCGTATCGCAGGGGCTAAATTATATTTGTTATACGCCTGTGTAACGAACGATAGCGTAAGGTAGCGCGCAAAAAACACCAGCAAGCGCTGAAGTATAGCCTTCAGTTGTTCCGCCTTTTGCGTTTTGTGTCGAACCTAAAGCCATCATTTTAGAAGGTACTATTTGTGCCATCGGCTGACCGCCTAGTGCTTCGCCTGCGCCATTCACTTTTACAGCTTTTAGATAAAAAACGTTATCACCCGAATCCGCGTCATCGAATTGAGGGACCACAACGATGTTTATATTCGGGAAGTTCTCTGTTAGCCATTCTTTAACAGTCATGCTATTTGTGAATGACGAATCTGAACGATAAAGCTCACTTTGAACAGATAGCGCGATTTCCAAATCAATAGCATCAGTAGTGATATCGATATTTCCACCGGCTTGCACGTTAAGCGCATCAATAGCTGTAACTATATCACTGACTTTTTCAGCAGCAGTTTTAGAAGGAAAAGTAGTGTCTCCCCCTGCACCTGTCGAAACTGTTATATATGATGGCAAATTAGGATCATTTAAAATGCCGAAAGTTTTGCCAGTGCCCGCATTAAGCCCATTGAACGCTACCTCATTCCTCAATATCTCAAACGATAAAGCAAGAGCTGCTCGCTTCTCACTCATCGGATTTATGCCTGTTGCGGCACTGCGAGCATCAGCTAATTTTGCAGATTGAATGCCTTTTTCAAAGCGTAAAATCTGGCGGGTCTCGTATGTTTCATTGAAATCAGCAAGCGATAAACCGCCATTATCACTATAAAGTGTAGGCGCTCCCAAGTGCTCTAATGTCTTCAAATAAACTTCTTCGTCGTGCCATTGCCCGCCGATAGCGACCGGCGCAATTTGTTCAGATTTTCGAACAACTGTTAGTGTGTTTATATACCCGGGTAATGCAGACTGTAAAAATTGAATGGGCGTACCATTCGCTGCGGTAGTAACGGGCTGAACAATACCGGCATCCATTGTGAACGAGCTAGATTTTTGTGAGGCTAAAAAACTATCAGAGAAGCCAACGCCCAGCTTAGCAAGCTTTTGGGGGTCTTTCGCGACAATATCAATCCCCGCCGAATCCATGACAAATGTCATAGGCTTCTGAACGTGTGTAATTTTTGTAATTTGTGGCATGTTTAATTCCTATGCTGTGGCTACAGTAGAGCCAGATAAATCAAAGTATATTTCTGCTAAACCCGCTGAGCTGTTACGCTTAACTAGCCCACCTGGTAACCTAGTGGAGCTGGCTGGCGCTGAAGTTGCAGGGGCGACTGACACTAATACACCTGTTGCATCGGTGATATATATAAAATCGCCAATATTCGCAGACCCTGCGAGAGTCACCCAGAAATATCCGCGCTTTGCAACTTCACACTGAGAGCCATTTTCAAAAAATGTCTTTACTGCTAGTGATGGACGTGAGCCTGTTTTCGGACTTACTAATAAGCCAGCTAAATTACCGTTGGCAGCAACACCAACTTCATAATCATTCCCACTTACAGTGTGTACAGCTCGACCTACAACATTATTTGACTCAGTAGCTGAGTTTAAAATAGAGCCTTCAGCATCTTCAAATCCAGAACGCGAAAATGTACCCGCCATTCCGCTTGCTAAACTATTGTTAGTAATACTTGACTGCATTAGATAATCCCCATTTCTTTTAGTGTAGTAGATTCAGCACCGGCTTTATCGTCTTGCTCGTCTTGTGCAACAGTAAAATTCGGCTGCTTACGTGCAGCAAGATAACCATTTAATGTGGCTACCTCTTGCCCCGAATCGCAAGCCATACCGATTTTATCGAGTGCGTACTTTGCAACAGACTGTTTATCCATATCGCTATGATCAAATACGCCAACAATTGCAGACGCTTTATCTGCCAGTGCATTTTTATCAGCGATAGCTTTAACGACTGAGTTCGCATCGACAGCAGAAGATTTAATTTCTTTAATCTCTTCGCCCAACGCTGTAACAGTTTCAACTATCTCTAAAATAACCGAGTCCATGCCCGTCTTTTTATCGTCGTCACCGTCTTTTTTTGGAAAAGGATTTACGCCTTTTTCCGGCTTTTTGTCTTCAGCTTCTTTTTTCTTCATGTCTTCTGCTTTCTTTTCGTTAGCTTCTTTCATGTCTTGTGCTGATTTCTTGCCGTCTTCAATCTCTTTTTCAAGAGCTTTTATTTTAGCTACCGCCTCTTCGAGTGTCATTTTGTCACCATTATTTTTAATATCTAAGTTTAAATTATCAAGAGCAAACGTTGCTCTGTCCATTGCAACAGCAACTTTCTTACCCATCCGTCCATTCGGAACAGATGCTAAATGATTACCGCGAATTCTTTTTTGTATTGCGTCGTATTTTTTGCCGTCGGGTGTAGTTCCGCTGATAACCTGCCAAACACATCCAAATCCGCAAGATAATTCTTTTAAGCCGTCTTTAATTGACTGCTTTAAGTCATTTCCAAATAGCTTAAGGTTTGAGTATAGCGTTCCGTCTTTATAGTAAACGTCTTCGCCTGTCACGCCTTGAACTCCAACTTCTTCAGCATTCGTGTATTGATCACCGAGCATTTCGTGATATGGAATCCAAGGAGCAAGCTTAAAAGATTCAATTGTTTCAGGATTATTCAGCTCTTTCTCGGGCCGCCATACGTTATATATTTTATCAGACTCAAGGTCTGGAGATATATTCGAGCCAAGATATTGAAAGACACCGCTTTTTGAAATAGGGTTGTCTTTAATATGTATAAAGCCGTTTTCGTCTTCAGTGTGAGCCATTATTAAATCTATGTTTATTATTGTTAGCAGTATAAATTATTTTTCATATAGATGCAAAACTGCTATTTATATAAGTATAAGTTACTTGACTTTACTTAAAAGAAATCACAGGGATTTTAAAGCATTTGCAATTTATGGCATCAGACGGACCGCCTCGCTCACCCGTCTTCTTGTCGATTATTGGCGGGTCGCTTAGTTTAAAAGTTTGCCCTGCTAACACATCACGATGATAAGATCGCGGTGCCTGGCTTCCTCCACTGTGTGCCCATTCATATTCATCAAGACCCACATCAATCATTCTCGAAGTTGCTATATTGCTGTAAGCTTTTCTAGTTTGATCGAGTGCAATATTCTTTGCTTTATTTTTGTAAGTTTTATATTTACCTTGGAGCGAATTGTTAATTGTTTCTTTTAACGAAGAAAGAGAGCCGGTATTTGTTGATATTGATCTTGATATCGCCTCTTTAACTTCTGTTGTGTAATCAGTTGATATCGTTTTTATTAATGACGAGCTTTCGTCTGTGCTTGCTATAATTATGTCTTTTGTTCGCTCGCTTAATGAATCTGTTTTTATAGTTAATCCACCGCTTAATTTTTCAGTTGACAGTCTCAGGTCATTTGATGATTGACGGCTAACAGTGCTCACCATTTTTTTAGCGAAGTCATTGCCAAATAGATTGAATCTCTTCTCCCATTTTTTAATCAAGAAATTCATTAGTATTCGTGATTGACTCGCTATCGATGCGTCCATCGCAACATTGCTTGTTGTTATTTGGCTGGGAGTTTTAGTAATTGATTTTTTTGCTGTGCTCGTTTTGAATAGATTTTCAATTTGACCTGATATGTCTAAGTGCATTTTTCTAACCATTGACTGCGCCTCATCAGCTGCACGATTTGCGCTTGCTTCATTTAATCGCATTGGTAGGCCATGCAAAGTTGTTTTTCTATTACCAACCAAGTTAGCTCTCTTTCGAGTCATTACAAACTTTTTGTATTCCTTAGTCATTACTCTTCTTCGATTATTTCATCAGGCATCTTTAAACCTGAATAACCTGAGTTTTTATCATTAATAAGCTTTTGACGTACATCAATATTATCAATAGACCCCATGTTAAAATAATTCATATCAGCGGTTGAATCATTTGATCTAGTTGTTGATAGCTCTAGCTCACTCATTATTTTCAATGGCCGCCACTGCAATTCTATTTCTAGGTCTTTTATGTTTAGTGCTTTTGATAGTTCAGATGGTATTAGCCGCTCATAATGAGCTTGTGCTATTTCATTCATATCATTACCTTGCAGTTCTTCAACGTCTTCAAGATAAATGCTATTATCAGTGTCGCCGGATGAGAACCCTTTTGGGCTTGTGCCAAGCAGTTTAGTTGCGGGGATGCCGAACTCTGAACAAACTAATTGATATTGACTCATGATTACATCATCTAAATCAGCCAGTGATGTTTCAAGCTGAATAATATCTTCATCTTTTCCGACAACTGTTACGCCATAATTATCACGATAGTCATTTGCTGTTTGTAGGTTTTTAACAAATTGGGTTTTATTTGACTGTGCCTTAGCTAGATCTGTTTTTCTTACCTGCATTCGCTTAGTCATTGCTAGATGGGGCGCTTCGTTCGCTGTTCTTTCAGCAGCATAAACGCGCTCATATACTTTTTGAGCTAATGAAATACCGCCGTACCGATAAGTCGGCTTTAAGTAATCTGATACCTCGTCACCCAATAGAATTACAAAATGTGATTTGTGATATTTTTTTCCGCTAATTTGCCAAAATGTTGGGTCATAAAACCCCATGGATGTAGGGTCTGTTAAATCGTCATTGTTAAAAATAGGCGTTATCCAATACGGATCAATTTGAGAAATACCCTCATAAGTCCCATTTTTAAACGCATCTGGATTGAATGGCTTTTCGTAGTCAAAATTAGGGATTGTATTTTTGAATAATAAATGACGAACACCAAAGATATTTTTAAACTTTACGCCCTCACTCATATTATATTTAAGTCGATACTTTTTATCTAAAGCCTCGATTAATTTAATTTGTTTGGCATCAAGCCCAGTTCCATCATTTACACTAATGTCCCATCCTTTTTTAACCGCGTCCTTTGCTTTCATCTCGCAGCCTTTTGCTACTAGCCAATGCTGCGCGATAACTGCACAGGCGTAATACCCAATAAAACTAGATGAAGCTATGAAATAAGACAGCAGGTGCGGGTTTGCGCTTTCAAAATTAGCTTGATACTGTGCCGATGCACCATCACAGCTATCCATTGCTGCACTCGATGCTAACTTGGGGGTAGGTGCTTTGCGTTGAATAGCGTTATTATTAATGTATTCAACTCTAACTTGATTCATATCGATATCAGAATCAATACAGTCTAAAGCATCAGTTGAAAACTCAGACTTTTTTATTTCAACCTTAGCCGCTGCTTTCTTTTTTTGCCAAAATTTCCAATTCATTACTGCGCCTTTATAATTAAATTATTTACCACTCAAGATCGAAGAAGTCAGGAACGTCTTTTTCTTGAAGCTCTTCTGTTGCATACCGTAACGAGTCTATAAAATGATTAAAGTCGTCAGTCGGTTTATTTGTCGCGACTCCTTCTTTGTTAACTGCCCATGAGTAGTTTTCGAATTCTACCATAAATTCTACTAAATGAGCGTTTACTACTATTTCAAACTCAAGTAGAAAATCAATACCCGCGCTAATTGACCCCTGCCCTTTTCTAGCTCCGATTATCGACACGCCTTTTTGGTCAAGATAGTCAATAGACTTAGGCTCTGAGCTGTCAGCTACTGTTTTATGCTTATGTAGTTGTTTAGATATTATTCGCCTAGCAATTTCAGCATTAGACAATCCTTTTTCATAAAAACCATCGAAAACGTATATTATTTTATTCTCAAGATCAACGTATGATTCATTAAAAGCTGATGGGTCGTTTGTGTAGCCAAAATCTAACCCCTGGACAGACTTCAAATTTCTTATCTCGTCTTTATTAATAAACCGTGTTGATACTCTGTTGAATATTAACCCTTTTGCTGTACCCCAATTCCCCAAAGCATAAATATTATAAAACCGAATATTAGTCTTCTTCTTATTGCTCATTACAAGCTTATAATCATCATCAATAAACTGATTATCTAAATACGTTGTCTTTAATGTGAACACACCATCTATCGGGTCATCGAAGAATATCTTCTTTATCCAGTGCTGCTCAGATACTGGATTCAATGTTAATGTTATATGTTTTAGTACGCCGTGATTACCTCGCAATCTAAAATCCAGCTGCTCAAAATCTTCTTGCGTTAATTCTGTCGCTTCTTCGCACCATATTGACGTAACACCCTCAATTGACTTCAATTTTTCAACGTCATCAAGACCGCTAAACATCATTTGTGAGCCTGTTGGCTTATAGACCATTGTTTTATCTGTGAGGTTTATATCGAAATATGGCAATAGCCCCCATGCTGATATTATATTTTTCATCAAAGCAAAAACTGAGCGCTTCAATGTTCTATCTACTTTTCTAATAATTAAGTAATTGTGTTTTTCTTTTAGAATACGTTGTAGAACTACACGAGCGACTTTATGTGATTTACCTGAGTTATGATGTATTGTGCCATCTTCTGAAATATAATTATTAGTATCAAGTACTTGCATGCACCAGTACTCGGACTTCTCGCATACATCTATTGATAAAACAGGGGTGGAGCTGGATATTACGCTAATACCACCAGACATAGAATTTACAGATGAATCAGCCAAATAACCAGAAAGCCCTTGAGCGATACTTGCGACTTGTCCCGCTTTGCAATGGCGTTCGTTCTTCGTCTGAGATCGCTGAGACATTAAATGAGAATCCAAAGTACGTACAGAAGATGATGCTTCGATACAATTTGCCGAGGGGGGTTCAGAGTAAAGTTCCATCTCACCGAAATGGCTTTTACAAGACAGGTCGCCACATAAACAATGACGGCTACTGCTCTTTAATTTGACCAAAGTCTCACTATTTAATGGCAAACAAGAATGGTCGCATACTAGAGCATCGACTTTTAATGTCTCAGAAAATAAAGCGTAATCTCCTTCCTCGCGAAGCAGTGGATCATATTGACGGCATTCGTCTGCATAACCACCCAGATAATCTACGTCTGTTTGACTGTAACGCGGATCATCTTCGAGAGATATTAAAAGGGAACATTCCGAAACGGAGTCAAGACGGGAAGGCTGCGCTTGACTTAGTTCGTCGCCGAGACCCAGCATATCAACACGTCGATACTCACCCGTTGAAAGTAAAACAAGGTGGTGCCCGCTTGATTGAAATTCTCCGCGCTCTGTTGTTATTCGATATAGATTCGCCTTTCCTTTTGGGAACGATCCACCACTTAGAGAAAGCTGGTATTTTTGATTTTTCTGATTCCAACTTAAAACTCGCATTGGACGATCTATATCGCAAATACGCTTAAAACCATACTCAGTGTGTATTTTTGTGTCAGGGTGCACGCATCCCGCGCCGCCCCATATTACCTGATACCTTGATTTGTCTTTGAAATACGGAATAAACGCGGGTGATGTTTTATTTAGATACCCCCTGACTTCTGCCAGGTTTACCACTCGTTCTCTCCAGTATCTTCAATTATTTTACTCTCAGATTTGGATGGTGCGTCATACCCCGCAAGCTCGGCCAATTGCTTCATTGCCGTTAACTTAGGTGTTCTTTTGAATTTAAGGCCCTCTTTCCCTGCCGTCACTTCTTCAATAGACCCCATGTGATCGGGGTTAATTTCGTCCGAGTTTTTTAACGTCCAAAATGACTGGGGTACAGACTCAGCCTCTCCCGTTTCCTTATTAACTGCCTCTACGTCCCTGTATCCCCACTCAATCAAATCATTAGCATTTGTTCGTGCAACTAAAGTAAGCTCCTTCATCATCTCCTCGCGGCTCATAATCGCGGGATTTACTATAGTATTAATCATTGAGTCCATAAAAAGCTTTACATTAGGATTTGCTAAGATTTCACTAACCGACGCTCTCATAGTTCCCTCTTTTATTGCTTTCCCGCTTGACTCTCTATAAGCATCGATATCGCTCTTTCCTGAAATCACACTTAAAGATATTTCTTTTTGCAATGAAGTTAAAACATTGAATAATAATACCTGTCCTTCATTCATTTCATACATATCAAGCCTTTTTTATCTCCATTTCCTCCTCGATACTAACATACAACATAATATAATCCTTTTTGCTGCTAATAACTAGATTCTGTATATCGTCGTATGCTTCTTTTAGCGCAATCGATGTGCTTTTAAAATCAGCCGCGTTATAGTCAAATAAATTAATATTTAGATCCCGACATATTAAGCCCAGTGATTCCACTGGGTCAATAACGCTCGACTTTGTAACCCCTAAGCCCACAGCAATAAACAGGTTCTCTTGTGAGAATTTAATACTATCAATCAGTGCTTTCATTTTTTTAAATCCCTCCGTGGTGAATATAAAACTCCATCAACAACAATAAAATTCTTATTCAGCCATTGTGTTACTTGTTGTTTCATAATGCCATGGGCACTAGCGAAATCAGACTGGGTTCCGTGGTGTTTTAATATGTAGTCTTTAAGCTTCATGATCTAAGCTCTTGTTTTTTGATATATTCCAGGAACTCAATATCATTCATATCAGTGCAGTCATCCCAGTCAGTGAAAAACTGCTCTTTTTCTTCTTTAACCATCCACCGGCATTTGACCGGTGAGCAGTAAAACCTTTTACTTATTGAATCTGGCATTATGCTCGACCACCCATTCTGATCTTTTTTGCGCAACTTCCTAACGTGTTACCCTGTCCAGGTCTTCAGTTAATGCGCGGGTCATCGCCTCGATGTGTGCACCATACGCGTTTGATTCATTTGCAGCCCAGTTAATGATTTTTTGTGATTCTGTCATTTTCTTCTCTCTTTGTTTGTTTGTGTATGCGGTTATTATAGCGTTTCGCTTTATCTAAGTAACGCGTTTTGTTTACACTTAGAGAGTTATTTTTTAATTGTTAAATACTGCTTTATATCTGCACTGAAAGAAGTTAACTAAGTTATTGATAATTAACTATTTTCATCAATTCGTTTTTGCAGCAATTCGTTCTCTAATTCTTGATGCTTTATCTCTGCCTTTGTCTTTCTAATCATTAAAAATCTAAAGTGAATTAATAGAGGTATCAGCATTAAACCCATGAACCCGCTTAATTTCGGTATATCGTCGGGTAACCATGCGAACCAGCTGATTAAATGAGCTGTTTCAGCTATCACGCCGCTTGTTATTGCGCCGGTCGCTATCACGTAATTTATCGGGTCGCTTTCTACGATCGTTTTTACGAGTTCTTCGCTCATATCCTTTTCGAATCCGTATGTATAAAATACAGCTCTTTATAAAAAGCAGAATGAAACCAAAATTTGTGATTACTTCGCGTATCTTCTCCACTGCCTTCAATCCGTAGCATGACAAAAACAGAATACCCGTAAATTCCTAAAAAAATTGTTGGGTAAATATCAGGATAAATATCATTAACATCTAGTATCCATCCCGTTATATTGCCGAATAGCGATAATAAACACACTTGAGCTAGTCCGACGCTTAGCCATGTTTCGCGTATATAAGATAAGATTGTTAATGTGACTAAACCCATTGCACCCGCTGCTAAATAAAATACATCGCTGTTTAAATCAATTGTTATAAAGCTGAAAGCATAAACCGATGCTGCATAAGCTATTGCAAGCTTAATTCTGTATCCGCTGGGCTGTATCAGAGCAACAAACCCCATGGTTAAAAATACTAGAAATAGTGGCCATTCCATCACTTAGCCTTCTTTTTTCTTTTAATGCCGCCGTAATTCGTAGATTGCTTTTTAATCGGGCTTTTACCTTTCTTTGTTTCCTTTGCCATTTTTTAAACCTTATTTTTTGAATACTTTTTCAGCGCCACGGCTTCCAAAATATGCAATTGTCATAGTTAGCATTAAGCCTTCTATGACGGGAATGTAAGCCTCTTTTACTGAGAACTCGCCCATATTTCCATCTAATAAAACTATACTACCAAACAATATTTGAACAAATATAAAAGACAATGGACGAACCATTCTAGTGATAAAGTGCTCATTGTCACTAGTCCATCGTTTAGTTACTTCTTTGTCATATTGAGCAAGCGCTGATAATTGAGCCACTTTGAAAGTATTAATTTCTTTTTCTATCAGTATTTTTGCTTGTAGTCGCTCTTCATCGCTAGTAAATAAACTATCTAAGCCTTTACTTATTGAGTCCGTTACTTTTGCCGCGCCCTCACTGAATAAATTACTAAACCAACTCACAGCATCAGCCCGTGCTTTGCTGCTAATATGTTTGACGGCTCTATATGAATATGCGTTGAATGAACAATAATATCATACTCAGTTAATGACTCTCTTAAATCAGTAATTACCTTTGCTCTTTCTTGACCATTAAAATAATGCGTTCTAAAATCCAAGGCTAGACCATAATAATGCCAGCTTTCAGCGCTATGAATGCCGTCAAGTCCCGCCGTTATTGTCGCACCCTCCAGCCTTCCGTTATCTCTCCAAACTCTTTCTGCTACTTTTAAAACCGGCCTCATTAATAAATGAAGCCCTCTTATGTCTGCACCTTCTTTTAATCTCATAATAACTTCCTATTTTTCTTTATTTTAGCACATTGCTAAGTACTTAGCTTATTTACTAATTAAGCGCCATTCGATGAATAGATTACTTCGATTCTACAGTTTATAGCTTCGAAAACTAATTCTTTTTTCTTTTGTTAATCCCTAATTCACCCATGCCCACTGTAAGCGACAGTCGTACCGCTTGGGAACGTCATTGATATATCCTCTACTATTTCCCAACTTTAGCGCCGCTGCCGCAATCAAAGGTGCATTAACGCGCGTATATCCGAAATTCTCAGGATTACCAAGAAACGCCAGCTCTTTTTCTTTTTTTAGAACCAGCTCTTGCTTGAGATTATAATTCTGCCATTTTTGACGCGCTGCTTCTCTCTCCTCCTCCCTTAAAGCACAGCCATTAGCTATAGTGAATGGCTGAACTCTTTCGCTTGCACTGTATATAATTATATTCATCTTCTTTCCCTTTCTCGTTAATTAGCTGATGAATAGGGTATTAAAGCAACCGGTATTTATTACTAAGTATTAGAAATTCTATACTTATACGTTTTCTGCTTCTAGCTTTCGAATCTCTATATTCATTTCTTTACGCATTAAGATCAACTCTTCACACGTCCATTTTTTTATTCTATCTACTTCACAATATTCAATAATTGCATCAGCTTCCTCTTTTCCGAATCTGTCTTCTAAGCCTTTCAAATATCCGCGCGTTGTTTTATCGCCGTTAATATTGCCGCTTTTTTCTTTGTTGCAGTATTTATTGCATTGAAGATAAGTGTTCTTTTCATCGTATCTAATCGCACCCTGGCTTGCTACTGTTTTAAAGTGACCGCAACACCAATCCATATTTTTCTTGCCGCATGAAGTGCACTCAGGCTCTTGATTATTATCTTTGAATAGCTTTATCTCTTGCAAAACCCTCAGCCGATTAAAAACTTTTTGGGTCAATTTTTTCTGATGCGGCAGGTCATTAGCTTTAAAAACCCTCCGCATTTTTACAGTTTCTTCTTTGAACTCCTTTTTTTCTTTCATTAGCTTTAAGCGTGCTTGCTTATTAATCCAGCTTATTGAGCATTTTGGCGTACATATAAACTGAAGTTCCCGTGTTTTTTGAAACACTTTTAAGCAGTTTTTACACTTTCGTTTGCCTAGCTTTACTTTTTTATATTTCATTCGCCCGTTTTTACGCTTAATATAGAATATACGGGCGAATGCGCCTTATAATGCATGTTATAAGTCCGTTGTGAGTTTAAAAACAAAAGGCTTGACGGGTGTTTCATGCTGATTTATCACTCTATCTTTTTCCCGTAACTCCTCCATTAAGCTATTGCCGAATTCTTTGAGAGTCTTGTACTAGCGTTTGGCATCAACATCACCGTCATCGACTCCTTTATCACTAAAAATATATCCATTACCGATTCGCTCTATTTTTAAATCAAATTCCATTCTTTCTCCAATTTTAAAATCTAATTCTGCCGAATCCGACAGAATTAAAAATATATTAGTTAGTAAGTAATAGTTAAATTACTAATCTCTTTGCGAACAATCGCAATAATTATACTTTGACCAACTTTTTCATCTTCTAGCCCAAGCTCTTTAAACTTCGCTAATATTGCGCGATTAACATGCCCTTGATGCTCTTTGTTCGCTGCTTGCCTGTCTTTGCCTGCTTGAATTCTAGCCGCTTGCCTGGCTATTTCTGCCTCTTCACGCTGTCGCTCTTGCTCTAAATTATAAGCCGCTTGTCGTGCTCTTTCTTCAGTATCCTTAATAGCTTGAATTTTATTAGCTTCGGCTTGTTCTTTGGCCAGCTTAGCGTCGTTAATTGCTTTCACTTCAGCTTGTTTAGCTCTAATTTTTTCATCTTCAGCTTTTTGTTTAGCGTCGATAATATCTTGCTCTGCTTTGCGCGTAGCTTCATTCGCTGCATCTAGTGCAATCTTAGCCTCTCTCGCTGCCTTTTCTTCTGCTAGTCGCTTGTTAGTTGCATCACGCTCAACTTGTTCTTTAGCCGCTAATGCTTTCGCCTCTTTTTCAGCAATAACAGCTTCTTTATCTGAAATAATCTTTTCGCGATTAAAAATATCATCTTCTGCTAATGCGCGCTCATGATCTAAAATAAATGCAGCGGCCTTTAATTCGTCGGCTTCTTTCTTTGCTTCAGCAGCTCTCCATTCGATCAACGGCTTTAATATCTCATCTCTAAGTAATATGAATCTATTTTCGACAATCTTCCAGTCGTCGTTTACACCATTTATTAAGTCCTTTTCTTTTTGAATAACACCCTTTCGACAATTATCAACATACACTTTAGACGATGAGATGCTACGACCCAGTGACGCAATAGCTTTTCTTCCTTTTGCGGTATTAACATCATTAATTTGTGATCTTGCATCATTCTCTATCGCTGTTAATTTATCATCTAAGCTAGCCGCTGTTAATGACTGAATTGTTGTTAGGTTTTCAATTTGTACTAATTCGTTCATTTTAATTCACTCCCTTAATGTCTTCTCTAATAATGCAAACAAGCGCTTCAAACTCGCTAATTCTTACATTCAATTCCCTAAATTCTTTTACGTAATCACACGCGTTTAATCTAGTAATAAATAATTGATTTCCTTCGGGGAAATCTGCGCAATAACTAATGTAATCAATCCATTCTCTTTTAATTGACATTAGGTTGAATATTAATTGCCATTTATAAGCGCTATCAAAAGAGCCTTTCTTGATTGTTTTATACTGCTGTGAAGCAATAACACTTTTTATCTCAATAGCGCCATTATTGCTAACAAGCCCGTCGGGTGAGCACCCTGTAAACCCATTGTCAAAAAAACCCCCGTTTGTTACTTCGCAAAAAGTGCGCTCTTCATATAGCTGTCTCGCAGTAGGCTCTTGATCATGTCCTCTCTGCATGTGCTCGTTAGAGTATCCGCCGCTAGTAACATTGCCGGTGATTTGACCTATAGCTATGTCGACCGCTAACTTTTTTGCAGGTTCGCCGAACGCCTTCCCATTGTTAGCCATTATCTTAGATACAGCTGACCCTGTGGCTTTTCCAACTCTTAGCTGAAGCCACTCATCTGTATTTTGCTGAATATCAATAAACATTATTCAGCACCTTCTTTAGCTGCTTCTTTTATCGCTTCAAATACTTCATTATTAACGATCATGCGCTTTGTTACTGCGTGAATATTACCATCACGCTTGAAAGCAATTACTGCATTAGTGAATGATTGAGTTCCTGTCATCAAATCTTTTTTCATTTGCGGCTGGTTGGGATGAATTCGAACACCGCTGACAATGGACCCTGCATATTTCACGTTAGAATCAATTCTTAATTGGACTCTAACGTTTTTCCAATCTTCAAGAAATGGCGAATTACAAAATCCTTTTAAAACTTTCGAGTTTGTCGCATTAACAACAAGCGGTTTAATCGACTCTTTAAAATAAGCAATATTGTGATCGCCTTTTTTACCTGCGACCCGAACGCCATATTCTTGGCAAACGTGAGATATTTCAAACTGTAGGTTGCTACCAGCTTCCTGGTATTCCTCCAAATCAGCAACCCCGAGATGGTCGCTTTTAAATACTTTTCTATAATGCGTTTTAGTCTTATCGTTCATGATAATAGCTCCAAACTAACTCTATCAGCCATTCTTCTTTCAAATGCATCTAATGAGTCGTCCTTAACCTGAACGTAGCTTATTTGCTTACCTGCTAACTTTGTGCGTGCTCTATGCGGCGGAGCTTTACGTCCCTTTATTGCCATTGGCTTATTCATTTTCTATCATCTCCAAAGTTAGTGCTATCAATCCCCTGATTTCAATCATTGCCACATATGACTGATCGAGCGTAAGCACTTTACCCGCAATACTATCTATAATCTTAAGCGCGTTAAATGCTGCATCTGATTGCTGTGGCGCTCCAATATCTGCCCACTCTTGAGTTGTTAGCTCGCGGCATAGTGTATACGCAATTTTTTTGGGGCTATACGTGTGATGAAGAACCACTGAGAAGCGCTTGCCATCCATCTCCTCGAATAGAAGAATATCAGTTCCACCAAACATATAAAGCTGGCCCTTAATCGGCACAAAAGGAGTCTTAACTGGCTCTAATGCTTCGTTGACTTGAAGCTCGCTACCTTCATTATTCATGTAATTCTTAACAGTTTGCTCGATACGCTCAAAGCGCGCTAATTCTTCTTTACTAATTTCTAACATTTTTTATCTCTCTCTCTTGAATGAGTGGTTATATTAATGCTTAAGCTTTTTCATGTGAAATAACTTTAAATTCTATGATTATAATTCTAATCAAAAAACATAAAATACGCGTAACTATTCAGCCCTCTTAAAAAGAAGGCAGTTCTCCAGCCAACGCAGACTTGATTGCTTCGGTTGCAGATAGGCCTTGTTTCCGGCAAGTCGATAGATAACCTCTAATACGACAAAATACCTCAGCACCTTGCGCCGATCTAAAGCATCCTGATATTTTTTGTTGTACTTTTACCATGCGTAAGTCCTGCTCACCTTGATTATTCGTATAAGGGATATCTTCCCGCGTCATAAAACGCAGCACATCCTCTTCAAAGTTCAGTAGTCTTTCAAGTAAGTTTCTCGACTTACTTCGCTTAAGTCGACCTCGTTGCCCCGGTTTTCGTTCAGCTTCTAGTGGAGCCGGACACTCAATGTCTCCTTTGTCTAATATCGCCCGATACACAGCACGTACTTTCGCTTGCCTCGTTTTCGTCAAACGCCCTCCAGCTTGTTGTACTTCACTATTCAGGACTTTAAGGTGCTGCTCCATTTCTCCGGCCCACGCCATCTTGTCCTCTTCAAAGCTCCATGTCAGTTCACGTTGGTGGTGCGCATTACATAAACTGTTTTCAGCGTTCACAGCAACGCTATAGTAAGCTTTCCAATGATCGTGACAGAGGACACCCTCATAAATAGGAACAACACCCATATCGATCATAGCCTCACCACCTCGTTTGGCGTGGTGCATTAAATAGGTAAACTGAGCGTTAGAGCACACATGGAGCCACACCCGTTTACCTTTAATATTGATGCCGGTTTCATCAGTATGTACGACGGTGCTATTGAGCAAGTGTTGGCGAACAATTGAGTCCCAAGAGTCGAGCTTGTTAAAGACTTCGCGGTTGAAGTTCACTAAGCTACCTGTACTTAGGGGCAACCCAAACTGATCGCCGAAGTATTCACGGATACGGGCATAAGGTAACAACTGGTATTGAGATAAGTAGACAGCATGTGCTTTGATGGTGGGACCATATTGTACGCGTTGCTGAATGGGTTCTGGAAAAGTCGCTGTATAGCGAAGACCGAGGTCATCGATTAAAACTTCGGCCTGGTATTCGGTGACGACCCGACGAACCTCAATGTCGAATAATTGCCGCCGCTCAGGCGCCAAAGCACGATAAATACGTCCCTGAGGGAGTGTACGTCGATCGATTGTCAAAGGAATAAGTGTATCGGGTTGGTCAGTTAATACCAAGGTACTGCCTAGATGGCCAGGTTGCCCACCGGGTTTACGACTTGAAGGTTCCCGTGTACTTTTTTGACGATTAGGGTCAGCGGCGGGCGGTTTAGAACTGTTGCGCGAGTTCAGTCCTTTTTGAGCGGAAAGAGCTAGTATAAAACCGACCATAAGTTTGATCATCGCGCGTAAAGCGGGTGAAATACTCGGGTCATTTTGAAGCAAAGTATTCACTTCATCGATGACAGTATCAAGGTTTTCGCGAGTTGGCGGCATAGGAATGAACAGTTAGTCTAATGAATGAGACGCTATTATCGCACGGGTTTTCAAGGGCGATTTTTACTCATTGTATGATCGATTATAAGTCTTAATTTATAAGGGCGAGGAAGATCTAGTGTCTGCTATTAAATGATTATCATCAAGCCGCTATACGCGGTAAATGCATTGATTTAATGCTAGCAAAGCCAGGAGTGGAATGACTAGAAAAACGGCTAAAACCCTGTCAAGAATTATTTTTAATAATTCGGGCTGAATAGTTGCAAATACGCATAGTTTCTTACAGTTTCTCTATTACGTTTATTAATTCGCTGTTTTTGCAAGCATCACTATTTGTGCATTGCGTACAAATAGTGTGCGGATTATATTCGTGTGAATCCTTGTCATTGCAAATTCTTATTTTAAACTCCATTGGTTGCGGCTTTACTCTGTAGTGAAAAAGCATAAAATTAAATATAGGATTGTCATGCGTATCGTATGAATTAATTAGCGGATCATATATTGACCCAACACTAACGCCTTCGATTTTTAGACCAGCTTCATCTGCTTGAATTACCGCAATCATCTCAGCGTGTGTGTTTTTTTGCATCTTCATTTTAATTGTTCTCCACTATTTTCTTAGCTGCGTTTAGATTACTCTCAGTTAGACAGCCCAAATAATCAACACTTGAATCACTTTGTCATTAATTACTTTTTCAGCTTCTAGCTCTATAATGTAACTAGCTTTAAAATTCAATTTGAATTTTAATTCTGTAATTGTTTTATCTCTCTATAGCTTACAAATATATCGCCATCTTTCTTAAGCTCTTGCTTAATCGAATTTAATTGGCGCTTTGTCATTTTTGTAGTCTGCCAAAGATCATAAGTGGTAGCAATGCCATTTTTTTTTACATATTTAACTTCAAAATGTCTTTTCATTTTCCCATCCTCATTGTATTTTTATCGTTGACATTGGGGTCGCTATCGCTGTCAAAGTCTTCTAAATTATCTCTTTCAATCTCACAAAGAAGCGCCTCAAACTCTCCTGATTCGTGTATTTCTTCACAGACAACACCTTTTAACTCTGCCATTTCTAAGTCGCTTATAACTGGGTTATAGTCGTTATCTAAGCTAAACATAATGTCGTGGCTACTACCATTTATATCGATAGTTTGCGTGTATGATTTAACCGCGTTTTTAATTCTAAATATTCGGCAGTTGCTCGAATATTTGTCACTTATAATCTCCGTTGTTCCGTACTCTTTAAGCTCTACCCATGCACGAATAGAAAGAACGTGCAGCGGCTTGCTCTTAGATACTTGTGTTAGCATTTGAACACAACTACCATTGTCTAAAAACCTATCTTCAGTTGTTATCGTGAAGACCTTTCTACCTATTTTTATATCAATCATTTCTCTCTCGCTTGTTATTTAACTTGAGTGAATTGTACTTGTAGTGCTTAACTATGTCAATACAAAAAGTACGATATAGTTATTGACTTAATAAGCACTACAAGTACACTAAATGAATGAAAAAAACATATATAGAAAACTCGGAATTTAAAAGATACGTAAAAATCGCGGGCGGTGTTGCTGCTGCAATGATGCAACTTAACTGTTCATTATCATTAGTACACAAAGTTCAGACAGGTGAAAAAGGGCTAGGCAAGAAAAAAGCAATATGGATAAATGCTAAGCACCCACAGCTAGATTTAGTTAAATTATTAGAGCCTGGAGAAGGCAATAAAATGAGGGGCTAGCCGTGGTTTCTGGATTTATTACTCTGCATAGAAAAATAATTGAATGGGAGTGGTATACAGATGCTAATACCTTCCGTTTATTCATGCACTTATTAATTCACGCGAATCATAAGTCTAAAAATTGGCGGGGAATAGTTATAGAACGCGGTGAGTTTTTAACAAGTCTAGAGTCACTATCCACTAGCTTGAAGCTGTCAGTCCAACAAATTAGAACATCTTTGAAGAAGCTAGAAAGCACTCAAGAAATAACAAACAAATCAACAAACAAGAATAGAGTTATAACCCTTACTAACTATGACTCTTATCAAGACAACGAAGGTGCCAGGAACAAGCAAACCAACAAGCAAGCAACAAGCAATCAACAAACAAGTAACAAACAAGTAACAACTACTAACAATGTAAACAATGATAACAATGAAACAATAAAGAAAAAGAGCGTAACAAAAAAAGCTAAAGCTTTCGTTCGCCCTTCAATTGAAGACATAGAATCATACATTTTTGATAAAAAATTCTCAGTCGATGCTTATAATTTTTTTAATTACTACGAAAGCAATGGCTGGAAAGTTGGCAAGAACCCAATGAAAAAATGGGAAGCAACGATAAATCAATGGGAATCACGAGATAAAAAGAAGGTAAAAATGAAACAAATAAAAGCAGCGACGGGAAAGGCCGCAAAATTAGCGACCATGAAAAATTCGTGCGGCAGTACAGCGAGCAATTTACCCCCGCCGAATAACGAAAACATAGATTCTTTCATGTTGATAATGGCTTTGCGATATGAATCGCTGTGGTCTAATAAATTCGCGAACTCAGCAACAGGTGCAATATTAAAAAATCAATGGAATGAGCTATTAAATAAAGTGCAGTATGAGCGCGTCATTAAGGCTATTGAGAGACTTTCATTGTCGCACCCTGTGTATCCGCCGAAACTTGGTGAGTTCGAGCTTATGTGTCAACCCGACCCACTAGAATTGGGGTTGCCGACTTATGCCCAGGCATGGAAAGAGTTGAATTCAATTCGTGACCCGGGCGATAAAGCGATTTATTCGCACGGCATAATTTTAGCAGTATCGAAAGACCCGCGGTATGACAATCACAGATTAAAGCAGCTAAGTGAGTCAGCTTTCAAAAAAGTGTTTAATGACGGACTATATCAAAAATATATTAGCCAGGCATTGATGGGCAAGGTTTTTAGGCTACCGCTGGTTATTGAAGACAAGACGATTAAAGCAACAAAAGACGAGCGGAAAAAAGCAGCTAATACATGCTGCCAAAACATGAAAAACATACTGAGAGGAAGGGTTTAATTATGACAGAACAAGATTATATAAAAGTATCGAACAAAGCGAAGATACAAGCCGCGCCTAATGTGGCAAATATTCCGAGTTTATAGCATCGCCCAGCAAATCGAAGGTTCTTGATTATATCGAGATAATGAAACAGGTAGTTAATGATAAGCATGAGATCGTGCTTTTCGAAAAAACATATCATTTAGTTTGCACTACACCGCACGTTATAAGCTTATAACTACAAGTTAATTATATTTAGAAAGCATCAGTGTTACTGTATGTTTTTGAATAAACGAGGAGTGGAAATGAGCAGCAAAGATTTTTTTAATCGTCGATGCGCTGGCTGCAAAAGCTGGAGAGGAGACAAGACACGAGCAAGAGCCATGCACGTTGAAAACCCTATGTCAATGGACTTTTTGCACGGGTGGGCAGAGGACGGGGACTGTATGCTTGAACATAAATGGCTAAACACATCAATTGAAGGCGATGCGACCGTTGTTAATACAGTCGATGCTAATTTTGGCTGTATTCTTTGGACGGAGTAAAGAATGAAACAAACAAAATTAGGCTCATTGATTGAGTCATTAATGAATATTTTAATTGGATTTGGAGTCGCATTAGCTTCACAGATTTTAGTCTTTCCTTTGTTTGAAATCCACGTTTCTCTGAGTACAAACTTATTGATTGGCGCGTGGTTTACAGTAATATCATTGGTACGTAGCTATGTGATTAGGCGATGGTTTGATGCTAGATTACATGCCGCAGCTGAAATGCTGGCAAAACAAGCATCTTGATACTGCTAACAGTCTGTATTTGCGCGGCGAAGGTCGCGCATAATCAGTGTGTTATAACCATAGACCTAAAAGTTATTTCCATCAAAAAACCGGATAGATTAATATCTACTTATTGAAATTAAAGAGAGAATAT